CCCGCGCCAGCAGGTTGTTCAGTGTGGTGTTCGACCCCAGCGCCGCGCCGGATTGAGCAAGAGACTGTGCAGTGCTCATCACCTGATTGAACGCCTGCACCATGCCACCTGCGGTCTGTTGGCTGGCCGTGGCGCCTCCGCTCGTGGCCGCCAGACTGGCTTGGGTCTGGGTGGCATTGGCCGCCGCAGCCGCAGCCGCCGCGTTGCTGGCCGCGATGGAGGCTTGGTCCGGGCCGGTGCCAGTACGCGCGTTGGCGCGGGCTTGCAGGGTCGCCGAGTTGGCCGCGAAATTCGGGTCGTTCAGAGCCTGCTGTCCGAAAGCGTTGAGGTAGTAGTTCGGGTCGCGCTGGGTTGCGGCACCCAGCTTGTTCGCAGCGGCGGTCACGGCATCCGGGCCGCTGAGACCACTGGCCTGCGCTGCGGCCACGGCATCGGCGAAGTTTGCCTGATCTGCGGCAGAGGACGAGGACGCCGACAGCTTTGCGGCCAGAGTCTTGCCCCAATTCGCCGCATCCGTGGACTGGATTGTGCCCGGCATGGTGCTGAGCGCGGTCTGCCCTTGCGCAGTCGCAACACCCGCGTTGCCATAGGCCGCTTGGACGGTCGGGGCGATCAAGCCTTGGTCAAGCTGGTTGCGCAAGCCCAGCCCCGTGTTCACGAGGCCCTGCTGTTGCACCAGAAGCGGGTTCATTGCCAGCGACTGCTGGTTGGCAAGGACGCCTTGGGTCTGGGCCGGGTCGCCTGCCGTGGCCCCGTACTGGTCCACGAGAGCTTGGCGCGCCGCGTTCACACGGGAGTAGTCCGCAATCTGCTGATAGGCTTTCCCCGCATCCGCGATGGCGCCGAGGTAGTTGATGGGTTCGTTCGCCATGTGATCCTCAGGTCGTAGGGGTGCCTTGGGAAGATGCTTTGGGCCAGAGCGAATTGTACGCTTGGCCCGCTGCGCCGAACGCGCTGGTGATGCCACCTGCTTGTGCGGCACCTGCATTGCTCAGGTTATTGCTGACCGCAGCCGCGCCTGCTGCGCCGCCGTTCGTCCCCGTGCTGCCGATGGTGTTCAGCGTCTGCTGCCCCGCAGCGGACAAGCCGCCAAGCTGGCCAAGGTAGGTGTTGAAATAGTTGCTGGCGAGGCCCTGCCCGTATTGCTGGAGTGCCTTGAGCGTGCCACCGCTGTTGAGCATACCGGACGCCGCCGCGTTGCTGTTCACCGCGTTCTGCCCCTGCCCAAGCTGGAACTGGTAGCCGGTGCTGCCGAGGTAGTTGTTGAAGGCGTTCTGAGCTTGTGCCGTGTTGCCACCGAGACCAAGAAGCGCGCTCTGGGCTGCGTTGGCTTGCTGCCCCGTGCCCATTAACTGGTTGGCATAGCCACTGCCTGCCCCGGAGGTCAGGTAGTTGTAGCCGGTCAGTGCAGTCGCGCGGGCCTGATCGGCTGCGTATCGCTCTGCCTTGGCCTGCTTGTTCGCGCCGATGATGCTTCCGACCGCGCCGATAACTCCGCCCATCTGCTTTTCTCCAGCCTGTAGGACACGCAGTCGCGGCCCGCTACGTCTTTGATCGTCCCGACTGGCACAAACCCCAAAGCGCGCGTCACGGATCGAGCGGCCATGTTGTCTGTGGCCACGTCCCCGACGATAACCCAAGCGCCGTGAACCGTAAAGATCAAGTCAAGCGCAGACCTAAGGAAGCGCATGGCCTTGGCCCCGCGAAGGTCATAGGTCAGCAGGTAATGCCCCTCGTAGATTCCGCCACCTCGCGACATGAACAGGGCGCAGCCCCCCGGGTGCGGGACCATGACGTTTTCAGGATCATCGAAGAAGCCCGAAAGATCGACTTCACCGAAACCCGGAGCTATGGCGCGCAGCACCTCTGGCCTGTTGGCGATCTCGTTCAGATAGGCGGCTTTGTTGCTCATGCCGCAGACAGGAGACCAAGCTCCATCCCCGTAAGGGCTGAGGTTGTCCAAGCTGTTCCAGTTGCGGGGTTCAGCGCCCATTCCTGGATCATCTGGGTTGCGTTGTCAGGCAAGAACGATGTGCTCCCGTCGTAATCCGCGGACGACAGGCGAAGGCTCTGCACGATGTGCTGCGGCCCGGTGGACGCGCGGCTACCTCGTGCCTTGGCAAAGACACCCCTGATCGACGTGGGAGACGCTGGGCCGCCATATGCGGATAGTGTGCTGGATACTCTCTGAGCGGCGGCAAGAGACCCGGCTCCTGTGGCAAAATCGGTATCCCCGAGTTGAGAATAACCGCCGACCCATGTTGAATAAGTGCCCGCGCCGGTGGGGCGCAAAGAAGCGATCCGCCACCCAATCGTGCTTTCGCCATCGGTGGCACAAACTTCTGAATAGGCCAAGACATTTGATGCGCTTGTTGCTTTCCAGATGTTTGCATGAGACCAAGTGGCAGATACTGGAAGCGGCTTTGCCCCTGTGGTGTTGGCGGCGGAAGCTGCTGCTACAAGCGCACCACCAACATAGACATTGATGGTAATAGTAGAGCCTGCCGTCACTCGCACATCAAAAGTCGCCTTCCCTGACGGGAAAGAGGTTGTATAAGCACTGGTTACTGTGGTGTCTCCGACTGCAACTGCCCTAAGCTGGTTTGCCACGGTTTGGTTGCCTTCAATTCGGGCCACTTCCACGCCGCCAGCAGTTTTGAAAGACAGATAAGTCGAATAAGTTCCTCCCGGTAAACTGTCATAGTTAAGCTTGTAGAAAACGAAATGAAGCCAAAAAGAAGTCACAGGTACAGCGGCAATCGAAATACCCAATGATACATTTGGGGAGTTAGCTCCATTCGCAACGGCGTTGACCGCAGACACGCACTGATTTGTATAAGCGCTGTCGAAAGCTGCCGTGGTCGCGGTATCGTCGGTCATGCCTACCGCCCCGAGGTCCGCCGCAAAGTCTCCGATGAATGTCACAGTCATGTTGTCCTCATGGGGTCAAAATCACATAGGCGCGCTGGGATTTCACACTCAAGCCAGACCCTTGGGCACCAAGGATCGCGTAGGCTCTTTGCATCTTCACACTCAAGCCAGACCCTTGGGCACCAAGGATCGCGTAGGCTCTCTGAGTCGTCATCCACAAGGATACTCCGGGGCCAACCGGCGTTGGCGCCAAATCCCCAAAAAGGTAATAGGTGTTGGCCGCTGATCGAACCAAGGTTGCCCGAGTATAAGCTTGGTTCAGCGCCGTGTATCCGTTCACACTATAAACTGTTACCCCGGAAGCCGGTGACAGAATTACGGGGGCCGTTCCGCCTTGAACGAAAGTTAAAGGACCACTTCCACTTAGGCCGACTGGAAGCGTAACATTTACTGCCCCGGAGCCGGTGAACACGTCAAAAACAGTACCCGCCAAGTCCGTATTGGAAATCGTGTAGACGGTTGCTGCGATAGTGTTGACTGATGTGCTCCCACCCCCGCCGCCCGCCGGAGTGGACCAAGCCCCTGTGCCGTCCAGATACTGCGTGGACACACCCGGAGCCTTGGGTACGAAGCCATGCTTGGCCGTGCTGACGTTGTTGGTCGCCACGTCGCTCGTGGAAAGATCGCTGTCCTTGACTTGCGCGAAGGTCGGGGTGGCCGCGCCGTTCAGGAACTTGGTTGCATCACTCGGGCTGGCCGGAAGCCCAGTGGGAATCGCAGCCCAAGCTCCCGCGCCGTTCAGCAACTGCGATGCCGACCCGCTCAGCTTGGGCAGGAACCCATGCGCGCTGGTACTGGCGTTGTTGGCCGTGGTGTCGGTGAAAGATAGGTCAGTATCCTTGACCTGTGCGAAAGACGGACTAGCCGCGCCGTTCAGGAAACGCTTGGCATCGCCGGGCGGCGCAAGCCCACTCCAGGAGATCGAGGTGCGCAGCAGCAGCGACCCCGGAGCGGGCGTGATCAGGTCGAGGACCGCGCTTACCGCCGTGCTGGTGGAGAGCGACTGGATCGTGGCGTTGACGTTGATCTGCTCCTGCCACTTGCGCAGGAACTCGGCGGACGGGGTGCCGTCCTTGTTCACGATGGGGACGTTGTAGGCGAGGGGTGCCTGTGCCATCAGCCCGGCCCTGCCTGCGCGTCGTCGTAGCCATCAACGAAGGCGTCCGCGCCGTCGATGCGGATCGGGCCGCCGCTGTCGCTTAGCTCGAACACGCGACCGGGGGACATGAAGCTGCCCAGAGAACGGAAGGAAATCTCGGTCGAATTAACGGCCTCGGTCAACACGACGGAGAAGTAGTCCGACCACGACTTGCCCTGATCATCACTGAACCGCAGATTGATCGTGGCCCCGCTGGTGTCGGTCAGCGCACCGACCGAAGCGATCACGCGTACCGCGTCGCAAGAGAGGTAAGTCCGCGAGCGAGTCGGCAAGCCTCCGGTCGCATAGTGCTGTACGTCGCGGAAGCCCTCGTCTAGCAGGGCATCGGGGACAAGCTCCCAGATGAACCCGCTTCCCGTGTCTGCCCCGGCAATCCGGGAGTTGGCGAACTGCGTACCATTGCGCATGTTCCAGCCCGTAAAGCCGTTGGTCTGGAACTGGCACCACTGTTGTGTCGTCAGGTCGTAGGCAAAGGTTCCCTCGGGGCCGAGGTCGAGGACGTAGAACGTGTGCCCATCAAGCGTGAAGCTCCACGCCCGGCTGCGCGTCTCGGTCGGAACGAAGTTGGCCCAAACAGCCATGATCGCGGCTTGCGACGGTTTGGGGGAGCCACTATTGCTCGTCACATAGGGAGCCATCACCCAAGCCTGCGAGGCGTTCACGTCGCGCGACTGCGGGGGCGCGTAGGCCACCAGCGCGGCGGCCTGCCCCATGTTGAACCCCTTGGCCAGCGGAGGGCTGTAGGGGGCCAGCAAGGCGCTCTGGGAGCCGCGCATGCGGGTGCCGCTGCCCTCGGGCGTGTAGACCGTCAGAAGGGCGACCTGCGTTGCGTGGAGATTGCCCATGGCTCACCTCACGACGTGCGGTTGATGCGCAGCAAAGCCTGTGTGATGACCGCAGGAGACAAGGGCGCCGACGGGTTGTCGGGGTCCACTTCGAACGTGTCCAGATAGACGGTCGGGGCCGTGCTGACGGCGTGGGCCGCGCCGGTGTTGAGGCCGCCCAGACGACCGCGCAGCGAATTGACCACGGTCGCCGTGCCAGCATCGGTCTTCCACATGCGCGTGGCGATGGTCACGCTGTCCACGAGGGTCGCGTTGGATGGCAAGCGCTGGTAGCCGAACTGGCTATAGGCCGGGATGTCAACACCGCCGTAGAGGTGCGAGCTATCCCAAGCAGTCGCGGTGCCGGTACGCGTTGAAGCCAGCGAGTTGCCGACTGTCCCGGCGACGTTGGCCACGACGTTCATGATCGGGCCGGGGTTGGCATAGGCCACGACATCATAGTTGGCCACGGTGCCAGTCCCGTACACCGTGCCAGCCCCCGCGCCGCCGTTGATCGCGTTCACCAGGTTCGCCGCGCAAGCCGTGGTAGTTGCCCCGATCAGAACGTCATAGGCCGAGGCCAGCGTGGTTCTCCAGGTATAGACCGCCGCTGTCACACCGTCCTTGGTCGCCACGGTCACGGTATCACCGGCCGCCGGGATACCCGAGAACGTCAGGTTGGCTTGGGCGGCCACGAAGTCGGCAGACAGGAACACCTGATCGTTTGGGGGCACGTTGTCCATGGACTGGAAGTTGTACACCCCGTCGTTCACAGCCGTCCCGGTAGCCCCGAAAAAGAACAGACACTGGTGGTTGAACTGTGAATAGTCCTTTGCCGTCAGGTCGTCAAAGGTCAGGCGAAGGGCGACGTTCGACCAGAGCGTATCCGAGCCGGAGCCAATCGGAAGCGCAGCGGTCGGAGGAGCAAAGTTCGAGGTATAGCGGCAAGCCCCAAGAGTCCACCTGATGTCATCCAGCCACATCGACACCGCGCACACGTCGGTATTAGCAGACGCGTCCACGTTGCCAAGGTACGGGGTCTTCTTGGTATACCCGTAGGTCATGCCGTCCGTGACCGCAGGGCCGATCTGCTTGCCGTCGATGTAGACCGACAGCACCCCGCCGACCCGGCAAAGGGCAATGTGATACCAGGTGTCGAGAACCGGCGTCCAAGGATACGTCCAGATCACCTGAGCATTCGCAAGAGAGCCATCCGGCGAAGCGCGCACGAACAACTGGCCGTTGTTGTAGCTTTGGCTGCCCAGCGCAAAAAGCCAGTCTCCAGATTCCGCAGGAGAAGATTGCCACGCCCCGAAGATCGGGGCGTAGGTTGTCCCCGAGGGCAACGCAGCATAGCGAACTTGGCCTTCCAGCGTGTAATCGCTGGATCCGATCTTGAAGCTGTTCGCGGTTCCTTCTTGACAGTAAATCTGCGCGCCTCCCGAAAGCAGGCTGGCAACCCCGGTACCAAACTTCTTGAGCGAGTGGTTGGTCCAATTCTGATGCGCCGGGTCGTCCGAGTTGACCATCAGCGTTGCTACACGACGGTCGCCCGTGATCGCCTTGTTGTAGGTACCCGTCGTGTCGCGGATGATCAGGTTGCCCAGATACTGCACGGGCCTGAACACGTTCAACTCGTACTTGACCGGGAAGAACCGAAGCTGCGCGGTGGGGTTGGCGCTGAGCGCGCCAAGAGCCGTTGTGGTGATCGCGGCAACCTCGTTCACGTTGAGCGTGAACGTTCCGGCAGTCGGGGAGAACTGCATCTCCAGATGATACGCCTGCTCCGCTGTGATGACCGGACCCGTCGTCTGCGCCAAGACCGAGGCGCCCGTGGCGTCACGAAGCTGCAAGCCGCCCGCCGCCGTCAGGAACAGCCATGCAGCGACGGTGTTCGTCGAGTCTGCGAAGCCGACAATCCCGGCTTCCAGCGGCGGGAGGTAGCTGATCGCGTAATACATCGAGAGGATGACCGGATCAGCCGTGACCGGAAGAACACGGCGGAAGCACGTCGAGTTGAGGTAGCTGTTTTCGCCCGAGTTGTACGTCGCGAGGCTTCGAGACAGGTAAAGGTCGGTGTCCGCAGGAGCCCAAGGCAGCGTGGAGATTGCGGGGTCGGGGAGTACCACACCGGTGCCGGGCGGCGCGCAACTGGAACCAAGCTGTGCCCAGACCCCGGACAGCATGGCCGTGCCAACCGCCGTGGGGACGTTGGGGGCCACCCAGCTGCCCGTCGAAGTCGAGCCGAAACCATAGGTCGCAAAGCCATCCACGACAAGCTGAGCCATCACGGGAACCCTTTTTCTGCGCGGATTTGCCGCCTGATCCGTTCTTCAATACCATGAGAACTCACACGCTGCAAACCGCCGTATTGCGGGTTTCCGGCGGCGTAGACGACCCCATCGTTGCCCACCATCAGCACTTGATCCTTGACGTTCACCGCCGTGCCAGCGATGACCCCGCGCGCCACGCCGCGCCCCGCGATAGGGCCAATGGGGTTGTTGTTGTCTCCCGTGGCATACCATGTCTCCATGGACCCCTCACCCAGCACCATCACCACGTCACCGACTGTCACGAGATCAACCACGGGGTCCGGGTTGCTTTCTTTCTCGGCGAAGTCGAGGCCATCCATAACCACGCTACCGGGGCGGAGGTAGAAGATTTTCTGTGACCCGCTGACCGCGCACATCACGAAGTGGTTGATGGTCGCCAGCGCGCCAATCCCTTCGCCGGTCGGAATGACGATCTGCGCCAAGGTCTCGGAGCCGCCGCCGGTCAGCGTCGCAGCACCCCATGCAAGCCCTGTGCCGGAATAGACGCTGGTCGTGATCGAGTTGCCCAGCGTGGTGTCCGTTACCGCCGTCAGGACAAGCGCCGTAGCCGGGGGACCACCCGTTACCGTCGCGGTCACTTGGTCGTTGGGGCCGGGCAGCGCGGACGAGAAGTCAACGCCGGGCGTACCCCCATAGGCCAGAAGGATCGACATGTTCAGAAGAGGGTCGGTGCCGGGGTTGCACAGCCATGGATGGGCCGCCGTTCCGTTCGGGCTGTTGCTGTCCACCAGCACGTTCCACGAGTAGTATTGGCCGCCGATCTCGATGACTTGGTTCGTGATGGAAGCCGAGCGGGTCAGTGTCCCGGTCGCATGAGTGCCGCCCGCGTAGTATTGCAGCTTCACCCCGTCCGAGAAGAAGATGCGCTCGTAGCCGATGCCCTTGTCCCAAGTGGCATAGGGCCTTCCTGTGCCGGAGAGCGAGCCGCCAATCTGGAACGCGCTGCCGGTCGTGGCATTGATCCGCCAGAGGTTCGGCCCGACGACTGCGAAGAGATCGTCATTGAACAGACCCGTCTTGCTGTAAAGGCCGCGCGGAGCGTCAGTCGGCGCGGCGCCAGAGGCGTAGCTGAACACCTGTGTTGCTGGGCGGGCAAGGAGCGCGATCTGCTCGACAAGGTTCGTCGGGTTCGACTCCAGAAACCTGTTGATCAGCTTGATCTCCGGCTCGGAAGCCGACTGCCGGTTGTAGGCAAAGACCCCGAGCGGCAACGTCGTCACAGCCACCACCCCCACGACGTGCCGTAGCTTTGCCAGGAGCGGGGAATGTCGGCACCCCGATACTGCGTGTCCACGTCCTGATGGAACCGTGCCCGCGCCACGGCCTGCATTCGCTTGATGGCCGCCAAGGTCTCGGGGCTGAGTTGCTTGTTGTAGCGTCCCGCCAGCCGCATCGCCAGAAGCCCGATCCACAGGTCGTCGAGATCAGCCATGAAGGGGCAGTCGTCGGTCAGGGCAAGCGGTTTGAACGTGATCCACTGCCCCAGATCGGCGCGATAAAGCCACTGCTGCGCCGCCGCCCCATAGGCAAGCTGAAGCGTGGGCGCACCGTCGATCAGGCGCCCGTTCCCGTCCAGCGTCAGGACAGATCCAGCCGCGCCGCCGTCACCGGCCCCTGACCCTTGCACAAAAGCCATGCGGCTGCCGTCGTTCGGCTTCTCCGGGAACCAGATCGTCCCCGTTACCGCGCCCCAGACAATCCTCGTGTTCTTCGGCGGGTAAGGCGTCACATAGGGCAGATCCGGGGCCGCTGGCATCATCGGAAGCTGAGGGAAGTTCGCGGCCACGGCAGCCGTGCGCTGCGGAGACGGGAAAATCCAGTCCTCCAGCGGCTCGCCCATCCCGAACCCGAAGAAGCTGGACATCAGCGAGTTGAACCGGCTCAGGGCCTCGGCCTGCTCGTCAGTGGTCGGCTGCTTGCCAGCCGGGATGATGTTGCCTTCCCGGTAAGCCTGCTGGATCAGATCACTGACAAGGGTCATCAGGCAAGCTCCATCACCTTCGCATAGAGCGTCTTGAGGTCATCGTCCGCGCTGAACGACGAGCCATGCAAGGTCAGCGCGGATTGCAGGCTTTCCCGCAGCACCCCGGCGAGCACATCGGTATCGTCGTTCGGGTCATAGGGGACTTCGCCGCTGACCAGCGCATTGATGATGTCCATTCGAGACATGCCGCCAGAAGCCGCAGGGGCCTTGCTGGAGCGGGTTGCCTTGGGCGAGGCTACTTGGGGTGCCTCGGGCGCAGGATCGGGCTCCACGGGCGTCTCCGGGGCGCTGGCGGGGGCTGTGTCTCCGGGGTGCCTGCTGAGGTAGTCCGGGGAGTCTTGGGAAGCGTCCTTGACGAGGATACATTCCCCGGCAGCGGTCCATTTGAAAGCGGGGTAATCCGACATGGCGTCCCTCATGAAACGACGCCCGCAGCATGGGCTACGGGCGTCAGGTTGGCAAGTCCGATCAGACCTCGGAGCCGGTGATCCGCGTCCCGAAGGACTCCTGCGTGATCGCGGCGCCAAACGCGCAGTCCCAGCGGTGATAGTGGGTGCCGGTGCTCACGTCCGACTGGCGCCAGTAACGGATGCTGATGCCGGTGTCGGGGTCGGTCGCAAAGGCGTAGGTGCCCGAATAGGGCGTCTCCAGCCGGGTCGAGACAAGCGCGATGGCGCTCCGGTGGAACGCCGTCCGCTGCCGCAGCTTGGCCGAGGCCGCGCCGACGAACTGGATGTAGGCGTTGTTGGCCGGAGCGGTGTCCACGGTGCCGAACGCCGTGTTCACGTCGGTGCTGGTGCCGTCGTTGGTGCCCTGCACGATGATCGCGGGCTTGATCGTCAGCGCCGCATTTCCCGACCCGTCAGCAGTCGCCGCCGACATGACAGTGAACTGTTGCAGGTAAGGCAGAGACTGCTGCGCCCGCCAATCCCAGGCATAGCAGCCCTGGATCGTGAACACTTCGCCAGCGGCGACGGTAGCGCCAGCACCCAGCCCCGTGACGTTCAGCGTCTGGGTGTTGGTCGTGCGCACGTTGCGGTAGTTGACGTTCTGACCCGCGCCGGAAACCTGCCCGCCCGTGGACGTACCGTTGCCCTGCGTCCGCGTCCCCGTGGTGACGACGGGAAGCTGCTGCGTGGCGTACCAGTCCATTTCCGAGATGATCGGAATCTTGACCTTCTCCAGCGCAGTCGGGTTCAGCGAAGGCGTGAAGCTGGACAGCAGGCTGCCCCGCATCAGTTCGGCGTCATCGAACGTCACGACACCGTTGATCTCGCCGTCGTTCGGAACCCCTTGGTTCATGAGGCGCGTGTGGGCGCTCATGGCCTCGGCAGCCGCGTGGATCGGCGCCGCGCCGGTATTGGCGTTCACGCCTCCCGTGCCGCCCGTCTTGCCACCCGCCACCCACGAGTTGAACTGGAGGCACAGCCCGGCAAGATAGCTGTCGATCTGGGTCGCGATACGGGACGCCGCCGACTTCATCACGGACGTGCGCATCAGTTCGTTGACACTGCTGACGGACTCGATGTCGCCGAAGCCGACGTGGGCCTTGGGGAACTGGTTCACGGTCAGCGTGGTCGAGCCAACCACCATGTCCTGAACGGCGAGGTTCATCGTCCCGTCGTTCTTGTTCACGAAGCGCGGGGGCTTCTTCACGCTGATCGTGATGCCGTTGTAGTCGGTCACCTGATTACGGAATTGACCGTCAACCAGCTTGCCCATCACAAGCTGGTTCTTCGCCAGAAGGAGCATGCTGTTCGCATACTCTTGGGCGTTAAGAAACTGGTTCGCCATAGGTTACTGCCTCTGTTGCCGCATCGACGCCTCGAACGCGCGAAAGTCGTCGGTGTCAGGTTGAACCCCGGTTGCTCCCCCATACCCCCGCGCCCTGACAGGCAGGGGGTCGGGGGCCTTGCTACCGCCGCGCGGCGATGCGGCGGCAGGTTTCTTCGTCTCGAGCGATGCTTCCTGTCGGCCAAACCACGCGGCCTGCTTGGCCAACGGCAGCGCAGCAATGCGCTTGGCCTCCTCGGGGTTGCTGGCAAGAGCATAGGCGATGTCGGCGCCATGGTCGGATTCAAGGATCAGGGCGCCAAGCTCCGGCGACAGGGGCCATGCGTTCGCTTGGGCGCCCTGAACAACAACCTCGTCGAAATCCTCGTACTTCGACTTGCCCGCTTGGATAAGCGCGTCGGCCTTGGTCTGAGCCTCTTTCGCAGCTTCGGCGCGGGCAATCTCCTGCGCGGCGCGGGTTTGCTCCTCGCGCGCAGCCATGAGTTCCTTGCGAGCGACGTAGCGCGCGGCGTCCATGAGATACTTGGCGTCGATCTCGCCGAGCGGATACTTGGACGGGTCGGGCGCGTCGGGGTCCACGACGGCGGCTTGGGTCTCCGGCTCCGGGGGCTTGCGGGCTGCTTCAAGCATCCCCTCCAGCTTGGCCAGACGTTCGCGCAGTTCGCGGTTCTCAGCCGATCTGTCTTCCTCGGCAAGCCGGGCGTTGCGCGCCTTGGCGGTCTCTTTCGGTTCCGGCTTCTCAGGCTCGGCCTTCTCCGGCTCGTCGGGCTTGGCCTCGGCGGCTTTTGCAGGGGCTTCGGAGCCTGACT